AGCTTTACGCCAACGCCATCGCTCGATACGACATTCGTGCGGGTCAGCGTGTCGGGCGTCGCATCGGTGAACACGCCCTCGCCGTGCTCGAATTTCCCATCCGAGCTTTCGATGGTGTAGGGGACGGTGCTGCCCGAGGCAACCTGCGAGGCGAACGGCAGATAGCGGATCGTGCCGGAGGTATAGGCGCCGTCGAGGCTGAGCGTACCCTGCCCCGTCGTCTGCGTCGTCTCGCAGATGCCGTCGCCGAGCGCATAGTCAGCGCGTGCCGCTGGCGCGAAAAGGACCGCCAGCGCAGACAGGCAGAGAGCAAAAAGACCGAAAAGCTTGCGCTGCATCGTCATGCCTGATCGAGAGTCACATCTATCGTGAAGGTGATGGAGTCGTTCTGATTGAGGTTGAGCACCGCGAAGTCGGCATAGATGCCCATGTCGCCGCCCGACGGCGGGTTGCCTGTCCCGCCCTGGGTAAACACGCCGACCTCGGTAATCGCGCGAGCCGCCAAGGCTGTGAGCGTTCCGACCACGCGGAACGTGTCTCCGTTGGTGTTTTTCGTCTGCTGAGTGTTGACGCCATTGACACGCGACTCTGGTGCCGGGCTGGCAAGATCGTTGTCAGTGACCGTCCGGCCGCTTCCCGTGCCCCAGCCGATCCATTTCAGCAGGTTGTCGCCAACCAAAGACGCCACGAAATTGGCCAGCCCTTTGTTTGTGAGGAACGATGTCATCTCAGCCTCCAATAGAGCCGCTTAAGGCGATAGATGGTCAGGCGCTCGATCTTCCAAAGCAGCCATCGCCAGAGCGGGCCTGAAAACGCAATGCGCCCGTGATCCTCAATCCGGCCGTCGGCGCGCCTGATGACAACGCCAATCTGTGCCTCGCGCACGCCGCCGCGCGCGTTGAACACTCCCATGCTTCGTCTCTCGCTTAGAAAAAAGGTGTCGGCCTGGTGCGCCGCACGGCGCGCTGTTGCCCCAGGGGAACCTGCCCGCCCCAGCGCCCAAGCGCAGATTCGAACGCTTGGCCGTGAGCCGCCGCGAGCGCAGGGTTGGCAAAATCCGAGGGTAGCGCGAGGATGCGGGCCAGTGCCCCGTCAGCAATTACCTGCCCATATGCGTCAACGAGCACATCCGGCAACTGCTCGGCATCGCTCGCCGGAACCAGGATCAGCTCGGCGCGGAGCGTGTAGGCATCCTCAGGCGCTGGCACCACGCGCAGCGTATCGGGTTCCACTTGCGTGACGTACTCCGGCACGCCTTGCTTGTCGCGCCATGCGACCACGTTCTTGTCGAGCCAGTCCATCGTGACTGGCTTGAGATCGCGCACCACACCGTCGCCATCCTTGACCGAGATATGGCTGATCTCGAAAATCTGCGCGTCGTCGGCTACCGCAATCGGCACATCGAAGTGCATGGCGTCAATCGGGATCTCGTCGCAGTCGCGCCATATCCTGGTGCGGCGGCAGAACTCGATTGCCGCGTCCAGCAAGTGCCGAACCGCCGTCGGCTCGGGGCATTGCGGAGCGACCTCCATCACTCTCGGCAGCAGATCACTGACTTCCTTCATAGCCTCTGCTCCGCAAGGCGGAACATCTCGCTACGAGCGAGAAAGCAGACGATATGATCCTCAATCGCCACCCGTGCCACCATCCGCCCCATAGCATCCCTGACAAAGTCGTAAGTCTCGTTGCCGATCGTCACGCTCACTGGTCCGCCATCGACGCCGTGACACTCGATGAGCGCCGGAATCTCGCGCCTGGCTGGCTCGGGCCGCTTGCGATAGTGGCGCCGCCTCATGTGCGCTGCACCCCCGCCCCGGTATTCGGGCTGCTCAGCTTCTCGGATTGGGCCTTGAGACCGAGAGCCGTGGCGAAGGACTGATAGTGCAGGCGCGCCCGCGTCACGTCCGCAGCGATGTCCTCTTTCTCGAGCGCCCGATAGAGCACGTAGTCTAGAATGACAGGCCGATATGGCTCGGGAAGTCCGATATCGCTGGCATATTGATCGATCGTCGTTCCCGATGTGGCGATCATCGCGGGAAGCTTCGACACCACGGCCTCGATCTTTCCGAGGCCCGTGTTGCCGGGATAGACGTAGAACTCACGCGGGTTCGCCTCGTCGTAGACGTATTGGCGGACCTCGTCGCTGTACGGCACGTCGCGCTTGTCGTGCCAGTTGGGCTGCGAACCGTCCAATGTCTCCCGCGTAGTCGGCCTGATGATCCGGCCCCCTAGGTAAGGCGGCGCCGAACCGCGCAGATTGCGTACAATCCGAAGGAGCAGCAGGTGGTTCTCATCGGAAAGAACCTGTCGCGTCCCCTCGACAAGTTGCAGCACCACCGTCTCAGGGCTGGCCGATGGCTTGGCGAGCACGATGGCGCGCTGCGCCTCATTCAGCCACCTGGCGAGCTCGGGCGGTGTCCAGCGCACAAAGCCCTCGTCTTGCAGAACGAGGGACGCCTCGACGAGAATATCGGCGGCCTTGATCGCCATGCCCTACCTCGCCGCCTCAATCCTGGCTTTCAACTCCTCGGCGCCCCACCCGAAAAACGGTTTCTTCCCCGTCGCCTTCCGGTATTCCTCGCGGAGATCGTCGAGACTCTCCGGCTCCTCTTTCGGCACTGTCGGCGCTGGCACTCCTTCATCGTCCGGCGGCAGCGCGCGGTAGAGCGTGCTTACCGATAAGAAGGCGTTGATGTGGTCCTCGATCAAGACTTCGGCGACGCGGCGCCCTTTGTCGTCCGGCTCGAACCGATAGGTCTCGCCGCTGATTTGAACCTCAATCGGCTCCTCGCGTTTCAACAGGCACTCGATCTTCATGTCCTGCGTCCCTCCTATAAAAAGGGAATTATATACATGACTCCCTTTTCCACTTATTCCGCAGCCTCAAGGAAAGGGCAGCGGTCGAAAAGGGGTGTGCCGTGCATTGTTCGCTGTTTGGCAGCGAGCGGCCCAGGCATGTCCGCTGGCAGCAATTGGAGGACCAGCAAGCCGCCCTTTGTCTCGCCAGCGTCGATAAAGCCCGCCTTGCGGAAGCTGTAGCCCCACATCGGCGCGCCGCGATGCATTATCGGCCTGACTTTCTTGCGGTCGATAAAGGTCACCATGCCGAGCGCGGGCGGATCGCCATAGTGAGCCCGCGTGGCTGCGACGGCTTGTCGGATCAGTTCGGATGCGGTGCCAGCCCCTTCCGAGCGGAAGGCCGAACAAATCCACGCACCAGCCCAAGCGTGCTTTACCCATTCAGCCAGTGGCGCGCTGGTAATCCAGAAGGCGCGGCCACAGTCAGTCAAAAAAACGGCACAACTGCCGGTCGGGGCGAACTGAGGCGAACCGATCTTCTGGCGATTGTAGTGGCGATCCGCAAGACGGGCGGCAGCTGGGTCCGCACGGTGCGAAACGCACCAGCGTTGAACTATGCAATCCCCCTTAAGAACTCGCACGGTCGGCTGCAATCTTCTTTGCGCGGCGTTTCCGCCGCCGCGCGGGTTTCGTCTTTGGCTTTGGCCGATAGGCCAGCACAACGTCTGCAATGGCGTCCAGCGCCTTTGGGGGCTTGCGTGGCTTCCTCATTGGATCAGTGCCTTGTAGGTGAGGCGCTTGCCAGCCGTGCCGGTCACGAAGGAGTCAAGTATATAATTCCCTATAAAAAGGCCCCCGCCATAGCGAGAGCGGCGGGGGCCTTCCGTCTGCCGGCAAGGCAAGCGGCCTACGTGCCGTAGAACACCGTGACGCCGAAGATGCCGGGTGTCGTGCCAGCGCCGACAAACTTGACGCCGATCGCGCGGTCCTTGTCGGTGGGCACAACGCGGAAGCCGGACTCTTTGTTCATGCGGGCCACGCCGGCACTTTGCCCAATCGTGCCGCCGGCAAAGAAGTCCTGGCCGCAAGTGCGCGGCGAGCTGCCGTTCAGTTCTTCGCCGACATCGCCGTCCATCAGACCGATGTCGAACGAAAAGCCCGTCGCCGTGTCGAGATCGTTGGCATCAACAACCATGTCCCACACGGTGTGATGGGCAGGCAAGATGCCGAGCTCGAGGATGTCGCCTGCGGCGTAGACCGCAGGATTGTAGGCGACCTCGTAGCGCACTGCCACGACATCGCCCGCGTCTTGTGCAGAGGGAACGCGGTAAGACCCCAGCACGTATTTCGAATGATGAAGGCTCATTGATCTCTCCAAGAGAAGTTGGGCGAGGGCGCGAAGCCCTCGCCGATTGCAGATGACTGCGCGTCCTTAACCGTTCGGGTCGGGCGCGTAGGTGTCGATGGCGATGACGCCGAAGTCACGGTCCCGGAACCGGGTCTTCTTGACGCCGATGATGGTACCGGCGGCAATGTCCACCTGGTTCTTGAAATCCGTCAGTTCCTCCTCCCACTGGAAGCGGGTGCCGCCAGCGGTGCCGTAGGCGCACACGAGCGCCTGGCGCCCGAGGAAAAGAGCACGCGCCGCCTTCAGATTTCCGCTGGAGCCGTAATCTTTGAAGCGGATCACGCTCTCATGGCTGTGGAGGATAACGTTGTTAATCATGCCGAGACCGCCCTTGAAGATCGGGCTGTTCCGCCCCTCCGCCGTCGCAGCCGCCTTCTGGATTTCGAGCCAGCCGGTCGTGCCCGATTCCGTGCGGAGCTGATGCTCCTGGAACGGAGACATCACGAGCACGAAATACGGCTCGCCTTCGACCGTCGAGGGCAGCATGTTCGGGTTCTCCGGGTCGGTGGCACGCATCATCTGCGCCTTGACCGATGCCCGCTCGATTAGAGCGCGCGACATCGTGTCGCCGGTAGAGATCGACGCCTTCGACGTAGCAGTGCCGCCATAGAGGATGTGATCGGCGTCGGGCGCCTGAATGGGGTTGCCCGCATGGCCAACCCATGTCACATCCTCGATGAAGTCCTCGTTGACGCCACGCGCGCCAGCCGCATAAATGAACATCATCTCGTCGAGGAAGCGCGACCAGTAATCGCCGAGACGGTCGCGGGCGACGCGACGCAGATCGTGCAGCGTGCGCTTGCGCGTCATCCGGCCGCCGGCCGAAACGGGCGCTCGCATCTGATCGACCTTCACCTGGTCGGTCGCGAACTTGAGATCCTCTGACTTGCCCTGAGCGCGATCGTCGCCGTAGATCGGCTTCTTGCGCAGTTGCAAGCTCAGATCGTAAGTGATCGTGTCGCCGGGCGCGGCCTCCAGGTCGGTAAGACGCTGGATGATCGCATTGTCCGACGTACCGATGAACTTGCGCTCGAAGTAGCTTTTCTTCGCCACGTCGAGGAACAATTCGGCGCTCCAACGCTTGATGGCCTTGGGGTCGCCGACAGGAATGACCGTCTGCATTGGTCAGTTCTCCTTTCGGTTTAGCCTTTGGCACGTCATGCGCTCGAGGCGGTGGGGTAATACGTTTACGCGCTACTCCGACAAGGCCGCAGAGGGCTCGCCCTCTCGCCCGTCAATTCCAAGAGGTTCCTCCTTCCTGAAGCCGACAATCCTGATCGGCACGGAGCGGTCAGCATCGAACACGAGCGAGACCGTCTGCCCGGACTTCTGTTCGACTCTGATGTTGGTTGGCCCGCCGACCGCAATGGTCTGGCCGACCCTGACATTGAGTTTCAGCAATGCTAGTGCTGCATGAGGTAGCGCGCACGGTCGGCCGGAGACAGCCGCGCATATGCCTCCTCAAATGCCTCCGGGTCTGTCTCGCCGAGCCGGTCAAGCGCGGCGAACTCGCCATCCGTATCCGCGATCTCCGATGCCGGCACATTCGCCAGCGTCGGCGGAGAGGCAGGCCGCTTCTTGGGCTGTGGCGCGGCCTTTGTCGCCGCCCTCGTAGGTTCGGGCCTCTTCCTCGGCTCCGCCTGCTCGGCGCCCGTCAGACTTTGTGCCGACCTCACAATCGCCTTGTGCGCCTGCTCAAGGATGGCGGGATCGAGCGGGTCTTTGCCCTTCTCGATTGCGGCCACCTGCCTCTTGCGCACTTCGGCATCGAGAAGCCCATGCAGCGTCCGATCCTGGTAGGCCGGGTGCTGATCGAGGAAAGTGGGCACCGTTTGCGTCAGCCATGTATGCTTGCGCGTCTCCTCGAAGAAGATTGCGCGATCCTTGGCGCGTTCGATCTCGCGTACCTGCTTGTCGATCTCGGCGACGGCGCGATTGAACTCCTTGGCCGTGATCTCCCCGTCATCGAACTTCTCAGCCAGATCGTCGCGCTTCTTCTCAAGCTCGGCAAGCTTGGCGTCGGCGTCCTCGGGGACGGCGATGCGCGGCGCAGGACGCAGGCCCTCAACCTCATCGTCCTCGTCGGCCTCGTCGCCGGCCTCCTCGGTCTCGGCATCGTCCTCGGGTTCCTCATCCTCGCCGTCGTCCTCGGCCTCATCCTCGGCATCGGCCTCGTCGCCTTCCTCCTTCGCGACCAAGCCACGCTTCTCGGCCTCCTCCTTGGAGATGAATTTGCCCGTCTCCGGGTCTTTGTACGGCGAAGGCTTCGCGGCCTGCTCGATCTTCGCTTCTCTCTCCTCGGCCTTCGAGCGTTCCTCGCTGTCGGCCTCCTCGATCGCCTTGCGCTCGTCGTCGGTCAGTTCCTCGAGTGTCTCTTTGTCACGCTTTCCCATCATGCCGCTCCGTTGGCTCTCTGCTGTTGCTGCTCACTTGCGGCGGCTTCACGCACTGCCTGCGGTGCCGCCCGCCCGCCCGCATTGGCGTCAGCCGCTTCGGCTGGCGCGCCTTGGAATCCTGCCTCCTGCAAAATCGTATCGGCGACAGGGGCAACCGCCGGGCCGGTGAGAAGATCGGCAGCAATGTCGATCGCTCCGCGGTTGCCGCCGATAGCCTTGACGTTGGCGGCAACGGCCGAGGCTCGCGCCGCCAACGCCGCCATTTCCTTCGCCATCGCTTCCGCCACAAGCTTGCGCAGGTTCGCCTGCTGAATGGCCTGGGCGAGTTGCGCCTTCTGCGCCTGAGCCTGCTTCTGCGCCTGGACTTCAGGATCGTTCTCGTCGGCGTCGGGATCGACTTGGCCCGTCACCGCGCGGACGCGCCGCACAATTTCGTCGCGGTTCGGCAGGTCAGTGTTCTCAATCACCAGATCGAATATGGTCAGCGCGATCTCGGGCGGCATCTTGCCCATCATCGCCAGCAATTGCTCGGTCTGCGCTTGCCGGATCGTGGCGCGCCAATCGCCCTCCGCGATCACAAAATCGGCCTTCGAGCGGATGATGTCGTTCTCTGGCAGCCCATCGTTGACGGTCACATATTCCGGCGCGCCGCGAATGTTGGTGATCCTGAATTGCTTTTCCTCGGTCATGAATTGCTCAATCAAGGAAAGCTGCTTCTCGCCCTGAGCCTGGAGCGCAAAGCGCAGATTGTCGAAATAGTGCGCGGTAGTCGCTGCACCCTGATCCTGGCGCCGCTCGATCGCCACGCCTGATGTGGCATTGGTCTTGCGGCCAAGGTTCTCGTCGGTTACGCCGCCGACCTGCTGCACCATCATGATGTCGCGCGACACCATTCCAAGCTCAGCTTCAGACAGCGAGCGTCCGTCCTCTATCCGCACCTCCTTGCCAGGCTTCTTGAGCAGGAATGCGTCTGGCTGCGCGGCCTCCTCCGCTGCCGCATCTGGATCGTCAAACGCCCCCTCGTCGGCGATCACACGCCGCGTCGAAAGCAGCCACAGAGCCTTCGACATCCGCTTGTTGATCGACTCCTGGACCGAGCGCAAACCGCGGATCAGCCCATAAGGCAATCCGTCCTTGCCGCGGCGGTTCCCCCATATCGGCGTAAAAGGATAGCGGTTGTGCCGGTAGGGCGACGGCCCAAGGTAGAGCAGCCCGCGCGGCGTGAACAGCGCCACATACATCCGCATCGTGGGCGTATGCCTCACTTCCGCATCGCCGCGATTGACCTCATCGAGATGGGCCGGCGAGTATTCATCGAACAGCTCGCCACGGAATTGACCGCTCACGATCACAGGTGCACGCTCCGGGCGCCGGAACCATCCCTCGATCACGCGAACGCGCTGACGCACATAGTGGAACGGGATCCGCGGAATCGAGCCCGTCCTCTCCATTTCCAGCTCTGCGGCGTCCATCGGCTCATCGCCGAACTCGCCTATCAAAGCCGTGAAACGCTCACTGTCTCGCGCCGATAGCTCAAGCAACCCCTTCCGGTCGGGAAAGATCGCCGTCATGACATCGAGATCGACCCATTTGGTGCGGAAGATGTAGCGCGCATCGTTCAGATCGAGCTCTGTAGCCGCCGAGTCCCACAAGACATTGCGCCAGGACTCATAGCGTGAGTAGATCGGCTCGTTGCCGTTCGTGTCGTCCCAACCATCCTCGATCCATCCGACGCCGACCTTCACCGCATCGGCGAAGGCCCGCGAGCGGTGGAACTGCGTGCGATTGCAGTCAGCGAGATACTTGAGCAACTGCGTCTTTTTCTCGGCCGGCTTTGCGCTCTCCTTCCGCCTGGGCAACACGTAAAAGTCTGACCGTCCGCGCTTCTCGGTCCCGAGAACCCAGTTCACCGTGGTCGCGATGACGTTGTACACGGTGGCCTGCTGCCCACGCTCCTCAAGCGTTCGCTTATCGGCCTCGTCCCACTGGTGATTATCGTAAAACTCCTCGTCGATCGCTTGCTGCCGGCGATTCTCTTCCTGACGGTCGAGCTCGCGCGTATAGGCATCGAGCAGCTTCAGGTGCATCTGCACGGCAGGCTCGGAATCGAGCGGATTGGAGCGGCTAGGCGCGCCATTATCCGGCGCCGTCGCCGGGATCGGCGACTCCCAACGCTTCACCGTCGTGAGAGCCTGGTCGCGCAGGTCGAACATCGCGGCCTAGTGATTCCACTTCGTCGCGTTGCGCGCAAATACCGCACGCTTCTTGATCGTCGCGCTCACATCGGGATCGGCGAGGTCGCGGCGCGCCATTTCCTGCACCGAAAGCCCATGCGCCTTCGCCCGCGCTCGATATTTGCCGCGGTTCTTCTTCTTGATGTGAATTGGTGCCGGCCCGATGCCGGGAACGTCGCTGGTTCTCATCGCTTCCATCCTGGATAGCTCAGGCTAAAGCCGGTTCGCTTACGCTTGGTGCCGAACTCAATCCCGCTCTGCAGGCCGTCATCGTCGGAGCTCAAGCGCGCTTTCTTGGCCTCAGCCACCGCTGGCATAGGCACACCATGTTTGGCCCGCTTCGCCTTCTTGGCGCGTTTGCGCGCCAGCTTCTTCGTCATGACCGGTCATTCCCTTCCGTTGGAAAGTTGTAGCCGGGGACGCCCGGATTTCACGGTGTGATGGACCCCTGCCGTTACAGGGGCGGTCTGCCCCGCATCCGAGCTTCCTTCCGTCGGACGCCCCGGCCCGCCCGTGAGGTACC